TGCAATCAGACAACTATCCTAGAAAACAAGTTGTTATGATACCTATACGTAGGTGGTCAGATCAACAACAGGAAGACTATGTTAAAGCTAGAATAAAACTACACCAAGACGCAGAGAAGATGAAAGAACTACCTTTGTGTACAGCTAAAGAAAGATGGCGTAAAGAAGATCAGTTTGCTGTTATGAAGGATGGTAGAAAATCTGCTTGGCGTTTATTTCCTACAAAAGAACAAGCTAAACAATTTATCGTTGGTGAAAAAATGGTAGAAGGTAAAGGCTGTGCAATTGTAGAACGTAAAGGTGAAGACGTAAGATGTCAGCACTATTGTAGTGTCAATGAATTTTGCTCTCACTACATGGATGTATCATTCTAATGAGTGTTTATAAAAAACAAATAGGCGGTGACCATTACAAAAAAATGGTCATCCAACCTGCTAAATTTATTAATGCTAATAAACTTCTTTACGCAGAAGGTGCGGCCATCAAATACATATGTAGGCATGGCTCAAAAGGGGGTCTAGAAGACATAAAGAAGGCCATACAATACCTTGAAATGATTAAGGCTAGGGATTACTCCAAAAAGAAAAAATAATACCAATTAACCTCTTATTCTGATAAAATAGGAGGTTATGGATTACAGATTTACAGCAATATTAATAATACTTATGTGTTTATTGGCTTTTTTAGGAGGCCCAGCGACATGATTGATAGGTTTTTATTAAAAATTTTTGGCGGTCTGGATAATATATTTTCATTTTTAGAAACATACTCAATTAAATTTTCTGTTTGGTTATGGCAATCAAGAGTAAAGATATTAAGAAGAAAGAGAAAAAAGAAATGAGAGATACAAAAGTATTAGAGCAATTTAAAAAGCATACAGAAAAAAAACTTAAAGAGATGAATGTATTTAAACTTTTAAAAAAAGAAGTAAATCATGGTGCTAATGGTACACAAAATTATGTAATTAAAAAAGGTATTAATAAAGGTAAAATTGCTAAATGAAACGACAACACAACACAGCTATGATTGCTTTACTTGGTACAATATTACTAGGTCTATCTACTTATGTATTAGTTACAATTGTAGAATTACAAGTTCATGTTGGTATGCTTACTGAAGAAATAATGTCTGTAGATAAACAAATAGGTAGAATTTATAATCATATGGATAGGTTAGCTAATGATTAAATTTTTTCTTATATTACAGATGTGTTCTGGCATAAATGGTGAATGTACACAGCCAATTCAGTACCAAAAATTATTTAATAATTATGCAGAATGTGCTATATACGGCTATTCAGCAAGTGTTGAATATTTAGGAAAGACAGATTTTAATATGATTAATGAACATAAATTACACGTTAGATTTTGGTGCAAAGAGGGTAAAGATGCGTAAAAAAAAAATAGTAAAAAAAACTCCTGTATCTGCATCACATAAAGTGATTGCTTTCAAATTAGATGAAGTAAAAGAATTAGTATTAAAAAACTCAAAAGACATAGAAGATTTAAAGGCCCAAGTAAATATGGGTAAAGGTGGCATAAAAGCTATATTTGCAATTGGTTCATTAGTTGCTATTATATTAGGAACAGGAAAGTTTTTTAAATTCTGGGGATAATTTATGTGGTTAAATGCAATATCATTAGCACTAAAAGCTGGTACTCACATTTACAAAAATAAACAACAAACTAAAATGCTTATGTCAGATGCTCAAATGCGTCATGCAGAAGCTATGGCAAAAGGTGAAAAACAATACGAAGGCAAATTGTTAGAGGCCCGTCAATCAGACTGGAAAGATGAGGCGGTTTTGATAATTCTAAGTTTGCCTGTGTTGGTACTTGCGTGGGCCGTGATATCGGATGATCCTACAGCAATGGATAAAGTTCAATTGTTTTTTGATATGTTTTCACAGCTTCCGTCATGGTTCACTAATCTTTGGATACTTGTCGTGGCAAGTATTTATGGTATAAAAGGTACACAAATCTTTAGAAACAAAAAATAGGAGATACAATGGCTAAAAAAGGTTTATACGCAAACATCAATGCTAGAAAAAAAGCAGGTACATCTAGACCAAAATCTAAAAGTACAATTACTGCTAAAGCATATAGTAACATGAAGTCTGGGTTTAAGAAAAAATCATCATAATGTATGAAGAACTAAAAGACCGTATTAAAGAACATGAGGGTTTTAGAAATGTTGTTTACAAAGATAGTCTAGGTTTTGCCACAATTGGGTACGGTCATTTAGTCAAGGAAGATGATCCTTTTGTAGAAGGACATACATACTCACAAAAATTATTAAACGATTACTTTGAAATAGATTTTACTAATGCTGTAGTTGGTGCTGAAAGATTACTAGGTAATCAAGCTATGAATTACAAAGCTAAATGTGTCATAATTGAGATGGTATTTCAATTGGGTATGACAGGTGTATCTAAATTTAAAAATACTTTAAAAGCTGTTAAAGAAGAAGATTGGGATACTGCCGCAGACGAAATGTTAGATAGTGTTTGGGCCGAACAAACTCCAGAACGTGCTAACGAACTTTCCTCAACAATGAGAAGTTGCAAATATTAAAAATTAAACTATAAGTTTAGTTATGTTAATCATAGAAGACGTAATTGTTAATTACGAAAAAAATGAAACTGTTGAAATAATTAATGATGTTCATATTTCAAATGGCATTGTTAAATTTATTGATCCTAAAGAACAACTTAAACAATTAGAAGAACAGATTGATGGTTCTCCTGCGGAGTTATATGAACAAAAGAATATTAGTGATTAGTGATATGCACGTTCCTTACCATCATAAGGATAGCATAGAATTTTTAAGAGAAATAAAAAAAGAATATAAACCAGACATGATTGTTAATATAGGTGATCTATTAGATTTCCATGCCATATCTATGCATGAACATAATCCAGATTTATTTAGCGCAGGGCATGAATTAAAAGAAGCTAGAAAATACATTAAAGAACTAGAAGATATATTTCCTAAAATGGTAGAAGTAGATAGCAACCATTCTAGTCTTGTTTATAGACGTGCATTAAAGTTTGGTATGTCAAAAGAATTTCTAAAAGATTATGGTGATTTTCTTGGTACTAAAAAATGGGAATGGATTGATGATTTAACTTTAACATTATCTAATGGTAAAAGATGTTTTTTTACTCATGGAAGATCAGCAGATGTATTAAAGGTATCACAAGCAATGGGTATGAGTTGTGTACAGGGCCATTATCATACTAAGTTTCTTATTTCTTATTGGGCAAATCCAGATAATATATTCTTTGGTATGAATGTTGGTTGTCTTATTAATCAAAAATCAATGGCATTTGCTTATGCCAAAAATTTTAAAACTAGATTTATAATAGGTTGTGGAATGATTATAGATGGTATTCCAAGATTAATGCCTATGATCCTAGATGATAAAGGTAATTGGATTAAAAAGTTGGTTTAACTATATCTGATTTTACTTTAGCAATAGCATCTTCCCAGTTAGTAGTACCATTAACCTTATCCCAGTATTGCATATCTAACTGTTCTTGAATTGATGGATAAGCAGTTGCTCTATCTCTTTGATATTGGTTAGCATCATACTCTGCTTGTACCTCTACCATTTTAGCTTCTATATCAGCTTTAGAGATAGGTGTTGTTCCATTGTGCCATTCTATTTCACAAGTATTTATATCTTCTCCATTTACAGATACTTCTGCGTTTGGATTTATTTTAAGTATTGCTTTTGTGATTATCATGCTTCTATCTCCACTAATGTAATATTTGAACTTGCACTATTATTTTGAACTTGAACACTTCCACTACCTAAACTTCTTTTAAATGTAATTGTATAATTTCTTGCATCTGTTGTGCTTGGAGTATCTAGGTGATTAAAACTTAAAGCATATTGACTATCAGATGAAGCATTATCATTACCACCATAATTTACTATACTTTGTATAATTGTTCCTGATGTTGCAGATGTAGATGTATCATGTCTTCTAATTCTCCAAGCTCCAGCAGTTGAAGTTGCTGATCCTGTTTGAATACCATTTACACTTCCAAAAACTAAAATTTTATTAGATGTTGAAGATGGTGTTATTTGAGCAGTTAAGTTAGTTGTTACTTCTGTGCTTGATGAAGATGTAACTGCTGTAGTAGTTGAACCATGAACAACTTGCAAAACCTTACCACCTACACCTGCTGGTAAAGCAGTTATCGCTGATATTGTATTATTGTTTGGTTTAATTATTGCCATTAGTTAATCTCTTGATTAGCTTTAAAAGTTGTCCAAGCATCTTTAACATCTTGTGTCCAAACTGCGTTGCATACTGCTTGAACATCTGCATGTTCTCCAGTTATATCTGCGTCTGAATGCAAAACATGTCTATGATACTTTCTTGATAATTCTTCGCCATCTTCCATAACTACAATATCTGTTCTTACTTGAACTGATTTGTATTTTCCGACCACTTCGATTTTACCAATCTGTGTCTCTTTAGTTATTGCCATGTGTTGTCTCCTGTGTTGTTGTTAAAATTAATCATTAAATGAAATACCAAAATCCAACAGCTAAATAATAGTTTTGTGTCCATTCTTTTAAATATCTATTATTAAGATCGGCTGGAACCATAAAAAAATTTGTATTACTATCATGTGAACCAGCAGCTCCTACATCTTGGTTAGTATCTCCAGAGCCAGGATGAACTGAAAAAGTACCATTTATAATTATATTTTGTTGAGCTGATGTAAAAGGTAATCCATCTCCTACGATAAAATTTCCAGAAAGAGATGAGCCAGTATATTGTACATTAGCCTCTATCCAAATCATTCTTCCAATTTTAGTGTAATTAGCTTTTTGAACTGATATATTACTAAGAGTACTTCCATTACTTACAAATGTAGGTGTCCAAGTTCCTTCTTCGTAATCGTCTAAAAGATTAGCTGCTGTTGCAGAATTAACACCTAAATAAATTCCAGCACTAGAACTTGCTGGTAATAAATTATTATTAGCACCATCTTCAGACCAACCATTTAATCCAGCTGCTGCAAAAGTATTATCTCCTCTTAAAAAGGTTGTAGCATCTTTAGTTCCTGTTGCTGTTAGCTTAGCAAGTGAAACAGAACTGTCTGCAAGTTTAGCAGTAGTAACTGTGCCATCACTAACTGATGTAATTAATCCAACTCCATAGTGTAATACAAAATCGCAAGTAGAAGTTCCAGCAACTGCTGTTCCAAAATCTATTGTTGAACCAGATACAGTAAAGTTTCCAGCTTGAACTACTCCATCAATACTAAGTAATAATGTGTTAGCAGAACTAGGTGTAAAATTTACACTATTCTTTTGTAATGTGTATGATGAACTACCATCAAAGGTAATATTATCTAGTACCTCTACATTACTTATCTTATCTGTATCTCTACCTATATATGCCATTAATTAACCTTTTGGATTATTATCCTTAATTGTTTGTATTCTTGTTTTCCAAGCCTCAATGTCATGGTAGATTTCATCTAACTGATCTCCCCAAGAACCATATTGGCTTTTTCTTGTTGCATCGACTGTTGCATTAGCTTCAGCAGTATTTGCAGTAGTTTCATAAGATGCTAATTGCTCATCAGTTGGTTGTGCAATATCTAAGTTCCATTCTTTGATATACGCACCTTGACCATCATCTTGCAACTTAACATCTTCTAAGAAATCTACATCACTAACATTGTTAGCTTTGCAGTATTCTTTTATTTTGTTACTTAGTTGTGCCATAGTTTTACCTCCTTAATTTTATGTTGTTGATATTAAAAATGCGTAAAAATTAGAGTTTCCACTTTCAACTCCAGTATTATTTCCACTTACAGTTCTTCCATAACCAAATACTTCTAAATAATCTGAACTTCCATTCATTGTTACTATTGCTGATGTACTTACATTTCCAAATTGTCCAGGATTACCAGAATAACCAATAGCACCTCTTGTATTCGACATATTTGAACCATTTTTATATATAAAACATTGGATATTTTCTAAATCGGTAGTTCCAAATTGTAAAGTTGCGTACATAGAAAAGTTTACACTAACAAAATATTTTCCAGCAGTTTGAGGTGTAAATCTGTAATTACTTGATGGATCGTATGCTGAAGCACTATCTAAAATTTCATTATTCATTTGAATTTTTGTTACTGTATTATTTGATATTTGTTGATCTCCAGATTTACCAGCAAAAAAATATGGTGCATTACTTTCCCCAGCACCAGTTACAGTTCCTGTGAAATCGTAGTTGTCGCTTAGGTTAAGACTTTCAGATTGTATTTTTGTTATTGCCATAATTTAAACTCCGATTAATTTATATCCATAAAATGTTGCAGCTACTGTATCTAAAGTAGAATTACCATTAACAGTAATACTACTACCTTGATATTGATATCCATACATTTCTACATAGTCATCAGTATCGAGGTACACAACTTGATTAATATGTTTTGTTAAAACTTCAAATTTTCCTTCTACATCTTTGTAGTATTCACTTCCATTTTTATAAATGAATATAGTTGCATAAGGATCATCAGTAGCGCTATCCAATCTAAAGTAGCCACCTATGATATAATAACCTGCAACAGTCGGAGTGAATCTATAATTTGATGTATCAAATTTTCCATCACTATCAACTACCTCTGTATTAATTTGTATTTTTGTTTTTGTATTATTGGATAAAGTTTGATTTGCATTCATAAAAGCAAAAAAAGCTGGAGTGTTATCTCCACCAGCAGAAGCAAATGTGTTATCTCCTCTTAGAAATGTAGTTGCGTCTTTTGTACCAGTAGCAGATAGTTGCGATAAACCAACAGAACCACTTGGAGGATTTACTGTTTGAACAGCTTTACCTAAAAACACACAGTACATATCATCTGATGCAGATGTAGCACTTGTTAAAGTTAAACTTGTACCAGATGCAGTATATGCAGTTGTAGGTTCTTGTCTTACAAAGTTAATAAATAATGCAATTTCATTTTCGTTAGTTACAGGATGGTCAAGTGTGTAAGATGTAGTCGCACTTGTAGTGAAGTCTTGTTTTGCAAAACTTGTGTAACTTAATGCTGGTTGATTTCCAATAAACGGCATTAATCTCCTATGTACTTATTGCATCTACTGTAGATACCCAAACATCTAAAGATGAAGCTGTATCTGATATTACTTTTAAAGCATCACCAGATTGAACTACAAACTTTGCTCCACCATCTAAAACTTGTAATGATGAACCACTTGGTATTGGTGCATCTTTAACAAGATAAATGTCGTTAGCACCATCATTAATATATACAGATGCTATAACTGATGAACCAGTTACATTTGAAACTGATATACCTACAACAGTATCGTAACTGTCTGAAGTAAATAGAGTTGATGCTGATGTTCCTACATCATTACTTGTGTATCTTCTAAAATTTTGTGCCATATATTATCCTTATACTACAGGGCGATTGCCATTGCAATGCTAAACCCATTGGTTGCTAAATTAGATGTATCAACTGCTTCAACTGGTGACCAACTTGATCCATTATAATATTTAATAACATTAGTTGTTGTATTAAAATATAAAGCCCCATTTAATAAAGCATCCCCATCATTGTCTAATGTTGGATCACTTGCTTTTGGCCCTAAATATCTATCATCAAAATTATCATATGCTGTTTCAGCCGCAGTAGCAGAAGTAGCCGCAGATGTCGCTGAATTAGCGGCATTAGTAGCCGAAGTAGATGCATTGGTTGCAGATGTACTTGCCGCAGACGCAGAATTAGATGCGTTGGTTGCTGATGTAGATGCTGATGATGCTGAACTTGCGGCATTTGTAGCTGATGTGGATGCCTCACTAGCTTTTGTGGTAGCTGTAGTTGCTGAACTGGCCGCAGATGTAGCAGATGATGATGCGTTGGTTGCGCTAGTAGCGGCATTAGTTTCGCTGGTAGCCGCATTTGTTTCGCTTGTTTGAGCATTGGTTGCCGCAGTAGATGCTGTCGTTGCACTAGCCGCCGCATTTGTTTCTGAAGTTGCCGCATTGGTTTCGCTAGTTGCCGCATTGGTAGCTGAAGTTGCCGCCGCAGTAGCGGATGTAGCCGCATTAGTTTCTGATGTAGCCGCCGCAGTTGCACTTGCCGCCGCCGCAGTTGCAGAAGTTGTTGCACTTTCAGCATCAACTAATAAAGACCATTTAGCAACATCTGTATTAGATGAAATAGGTTGTGCGCCAGATGAAGTATGTGCAGTTATACATATATAAATATTTCCATTAGAAGTATCTTTTACAATATCTCTTTGAGCATATGTTTCACCAGATGTCCAATTGCCTTGAAATTGCCCTAATTCTTGAGCAACTGATAATTCACCTGTACTATCAAATGCAAGAACTTTGTTAGCACGTTCTGTAGCACCAACTGTAAATTCAGTTGATGTCATAGTATTTGTTCTTGATAGTTTAATTGATCTGTCTGCTTCTTCTTGAATTTCTTGTACTAATGATACTGATTTATCAAATGCACCTTCTACTGTTTCTGCACTAAAAGGATCATTTTCTACTAAGTCTAATTCTTGAGTTTGTGTAGTTGAACGTCTAATAACTAATGTTTCACTAGATAAAGGTGCAACAACCATAGTTACATTTCCACCACCTGCATCACCTGCACCGCTAACTGTGTAATCAGTTGATAAAGTTTTTAATGTTTCAGTTCCAAGTGATGATCTAACAAGAACCTGTATATCAGCATCCGTATTTATCTTAAAAGTATATGGAAATACTGTTTGTGAATTATCACCAGAGTAACTGTTTTTTATAATAGTAGTAGTAATTGTCATAATTATTCCTCTATTTTATCAGATTTTTGTTCTTTAATAAAGTTAATAGGATACTCATTATCAGTTTTTTCAATAAACTCAATTAATATCATAAGTTTACGCCCTAATAATTCTGGGTCATCTTCATTGATAAATTCATCTAATAAAGGTGTACTTCCAGCTAATCTTCCTAATTGCTCTACTAATAAATTACTAGAACGTATATTTTCTGCTTTTAATTTTAAAGCATTTGTTTGATTTTCAGTTAAATCATTACCTCTTAATAAATTTACAATACCATCTCTATAATCTAAATCTACTTGTGCTTCTTTTTTTCTATAATCTTGTACACCGCCTTCTGCTTCATTAATATATTTTACTGCTGGATGCTCACCTACTTTAATAAATCTACCTAACACCGTACCTACAAGCGGCATTTCTAATACTTTTTCTAATTCAGTAGATACTTCATCATAAGTATTTGATTTAAATTTATATATACCTTGACCAGTATAAGTATTCATAAACCATTTTAATAATTCTACATTTCTTCTAGCATCATCAGCTTGATCTATTTTTTTATCTATTGCTGGTGTATTTCTAAATTCATCAAATGGAGTATTACCTTCCATAACTGTAACTAAATCACCAAATAAATTTATTATTGGGTTTAAAGCAGGAGTACCAGATGAACTTATATAACTTATAATATCAGATACAGTTTCTAAACCAGATTTTTGTTCATCTATTATTCCATCTATAGCTTTAGATAACATTCCATTAATTAATCTGGAACTATCATCTTGAGGTATTCTTAAATAAACTATTCTACCATCTGGAGTTTCTCCTAAAACAACATTTATATAATTATCTTGATCCCATGATGATATTCCATATTTATATGCCATTGCTAATCCAGCACCAAATAATCCATATTTAATTGCTTTTTGAAATAACATTCCAGAAGTATTGTATGCAATAAATTTCATACCAACAGATGCAGGGTCTTCTCTTAATCTAGTATAATCACCTCTAGTACCTTCTTTAGAAGCATTAGAATATAACCATAAATTATTTGTAACAGCATTTGATAAACCTTGTCTTAAAAAATTAGGTGAACCAACTTCGCCTTGTACTTTTATCATCATTTCTTTATCAGACATAGTTAATTTGCCATTTTTAATTTGATCTTTTAAAAACATAACTCCACCTATTTTTGGTACTCTTTCAAACATTCTAGCAAAACCACTAAATCTATTTAATAATACACCAAATGTATCATCATAAAATTTATCAAATCCTTTTTTCTTTTTCATATCACCAAGTAATTTTTCTATTGCATAAGTATCTGGGTCTAAACCTTTTAATAACGCTTTACTTCCAGCTTGACCTCTATAACCTTCATTCATAGAAATTAAAAAACCTTCTTCTTCCATCCATCTTGTAAGTTTAGTTCCATCACCAAATATAGATTTGTATGCAGGTTTAATTGCTTTCCAATAATATTTAATTAATGAACTTTGACCTTTACCAGCAATATCAATATATCTAGCATTAGGTAATAGTTTAACTGATCTGTTTAAATCTTTTGTTAAGTTTACTGGCCAGAAAGCAGGATTGTATTCAGTAAATACTTTTCTAAAAATATCACCAGTACCAGTAAACATTTTTTGTAAAAACAACATATTTAAAGGATCATGTCTAAAACCTTTAGCAACAAATTCATTTACGTGCCAATGTTGCATTTTACCGTCTTTCATAAAACTAAATCTTTCAAAACCTTTAGCTGGTTTTTCTAATTTACCTTCTCCAATAAATTTAGGTTTGTAAATAACTCTATCTTTAGTTTCTCTTTTACCAAAAGTTTCTAATCTTTTTTTATTTTCTAATAAAAAATCAACTGTTAATGACATTGCTCTATGTCTTCTTGCTTCAGTTATAAGCAACATATCTTTTTCCATTGTTGCATTAAACACAGCTTGTATATCTTCAAATGTACCTTTTGATCCTTTTAATAAAGGAGTAGCACTTGCATTTTCTCCATATTTTTCAATACGTTGTAATAAATATTTTTTAACATTAAAAGTTATGTATTCTTTGTTATTTTCTAATTTTTCTATTAATTTTGCATCATACATTCCACTATTTTTTAATTCTGGAATAACCATTTCTTTTCTTATTTTATAAAATTCATTAGTTAGTTCTAATAATTGTGGATGAAGTTTTACATAATAATCATATGCTTCTTTTGCAGTTCTACCACCTAATATATTTGATAATTTACTATCAACTTTCATAATACCTAAAGAATTAACAAGACCTTCTCTTTGAGAACTTTCTGCTAAATTTCTAAGTAACAACATTGTACTGATATCAATTTGATCGTAACCTAAATTTTCTGCTGGTTTAACAATTTTACGAACTATATCATCACTATATCTTTTTAATTTTGCGTGTTTATATCTATCAAATTCTATTGCATAATTTAAATCTTTAGCAGTTTCACTATGCCATCTAGTTCTTCCAGTACCTTTCCATCTTCTATATAACCAAGCATGACGGTCTATTACTTCTGCACTTAATTTATCATAAAGTTGTGGCTTATATTCTTTTTGTTGTAATGCAAAAATTTCTTCGTTTGTTTTTCTATACATATCTCCAATTTTTACAATAACATCACCTAATCTAGCATCTGGGCCAGATTTTATTTCTAATTGTATTCTTTCCCAAGTAGCTTTTACTTCTGGTCTAGCATCCATATAATGCATCCACATTTCCCATGTTCTAGGTGCATTGTTTTTAACCCATTGTGGCTTTATCATAAATGCCATCATAAAATCTGCCATTAATTCTCTAGGGCCATCTCTATATTCTGTGTATGATTTTTTTGCGGCTCTATCAAAAGGTTTCCATTTTGCAGATAATGATTTTAATTCATTTGTAATTAGTTCTTTATTTACTAAATTTCTTTCTTTAATTTGTTGTTCAAATTTCTTTTTGAAAATTTTGTATGCTTCATTAGTCAATCTGCTATCAGTAGGTTTGCCATTAATTTTATCTGCAATAGCTTTCATGTGTTGTGACATTAAACCTTTCATTGCATCTTTAACTACTAATTTTTTAACTTCAGCAGGTAGTTTTACAAATGCATTATAAAAATCTGGATTAATCTTTTCTCTAGCAGATGCATCATTAAATATTTTAAGTATAGTATCTGGAGTAATTTCTAATTGTAAAATTTCTGCGTTAGTTTCTTTTTCTTTAGCTTTTGCCTCTTTAATTGCGGCTTTTTTCATTGCTTCTATTTCTTTAGGGCTAAAAGGTTTTGCACCTTGATTTTTACCATCAATCCATTTGTTCATATATCCTTTTAAAGCGGCTATAGAACCTAATATATTACCTCTTGATAATGTAGCATTTGGTAAGTAATCAATTAAATGTCCTAACTCATGTGCAAACGTCATTAAAAATTGTTCTGGGTTTTTTTGTAATGCTTCGTTAATAACTATTCTAGGTGATTTCTTTCCTTTAAATTGGAAATAACCATTTAAACCTTCTGGTAAATTTTTTAATTCTGGTGATTTTTTAACAAATACTTTGTATAGTTCTACAAGATCAATCATGTCTAATCCTTTTGCAGAATTAAATAGACCTTTCCATTGAGCCGCATTACTACCATAATCTGCTGGTAATTCTTTTTTTTCTGTAAATATATCTCTAGGTATTCCCCAGTTATCACCATCTCTACTACTATTTACTCTATCATAAAACACACCATCTTTTTCTTTAAAATTTTCATAATAATTAGTAGCTTGTGCATCTATTTCACCATTAATTTTTTTACCTTTTATAGTAGCTATAATTTTACCTGTTTCTGGATGTAAAAATATAATTGGTTGGTTAGCATCTGAACCCATAATTTCAGCAGTTTTAATTTGACCTTTTTCTTCAAATTTAATTAAACTTTCATATGCTGATCTAGGTATAGAAACATTGTTATCTCCTACTCTTAAAATTATATTTTCAACATTTCCTTTTAAAGCAAATAAAGTTTCTACTTTTTTAAGTATAGATGATATACCATTACGTTCTTTGTTAATTAAATCTTTAGCAGATTTGTATTGAGTTTTTAATGTTTTATTATTTTTAAATTCTTTTGTTAATTTAGGGTAAAATTTAGATTGAATTGTAATAGTTTCATTAGCAATTGTTTTACCATCTAATGTTTTAATTTTATTAGATGAACCAGTTTGTTTTACAACTACTTCTGGATTTGTTTTAAATTCTTTTGTTGTATATATTCCATCTTTGTTTTTTATTAATTGAATAATATCTGAACTAAATTCACCATTAGATTGTCTTTCAATAAACGAATTATCTTTAGCAATATTTATGTTTATTTTGTCACCTTCTATTTTTATTTCTATAGGTTTTGTAGGTGCTTTTCTTACTTGACTTTCTAATACTGGAACTACTGCACCATTAGGTTTTTCAACTTTAATTATTGTTTCTTGACCAATAACTTCTTTTCCAACAACTCTACCTTTTTCAGTACCCGATACTGAAATGTTTACTGTTTCATTGTTTTTAAATTTAGGTGGTGGTAATAATTTAATATTAGATTGTTTTTCTATTTCTTTAATAACAGTTTTAGAACCTTCTTTATACATTGAAGGTATATTTCCACTTTTTAATTCTATCATTGCAATAGGATTGTTTTCTATTTGTTTAATAACATCTCTAGGATGAACTGCATATTTTGTGTAAATATTTTTTAATATTTTCATTCCTTGAAATGAACCATGTACTCCAAATACTAAAACTGTAGCATGAGCAAAATCTCTTAATGTAGGTACGTGGCCTTCCATAGCCGCACCTAATGTAGTCATAACACTTACTTCCGTAGCTAATCTAGCTGTTGTACTTCCTGTTAATGCTTTAACTTTTGCACCAGCACCAAATGTTGCGCCACCAATTACTGCTGATTTACCAGCAACAATTGCTGTTTTTTTATCCATGTAATGACTTAAAAATTCTGGAAATGATCCTACAAAATTATCTTCTATTGCTCTCATGTAAGATGATCTAATAACTTCTGGTAATGCAAAACCACCCGCACCACATATAACAGGTAAAGCAGGTGTTGCCGCACCTAAAGTTCCTGCTAAAGCCGCACCTCCTGCCGCAAAACAACCAGCAATCATAAAAGGTAAATCTCCAACTAATGTACCTACAGATTGGATAATTTCTTTATCAAATCTTTGTTCTTGATACATAAATAATTTTTGTATTGCTTCTTTAGGATCAGCATTAGGGTCATCAATAAATACTTGATAATATCTATCTAATAAACCAGACGCAGACATTTCATATCCATTGGTAAAAGCACTATAATAACCTTTGCCACCAAATGCGTTTAAAAATTTTTCACCAACACCAAAAGGTAATTTTTCTATTGCTTTAGTAACTACACTATCACTACCCCAATATGCTATTTGTGATGTTTCGTAATCATATTTGTTAGTACCCCATTTGCTAAAATATTGATCTGTTCTTTCTTTTAACATTGCATTTGGTCTTAATGTATAATAAGGATCACCTTCACCAGTATCATCTATATTTTCAACATAATCAGCATGATGATATTCTAAATATAATTTTTTCATTGCTTCAACATCACCGTTAGCAATTGATTTAATTAATTCATCAGAACCATCACGATTATATTTTTCACTTTTAGGAATTTCTAAAAAATTAGCTAATGCTATTGCTCTTTGTTCATCTGGTGATAATCTTGTAGGGTCTTGATGCGTAAATGCTTCAGTAACCCAAACAGGTATTTCATAATTAGGATTTATTCTTCTATTAATATTATTAAATCTATTTAAAGCAGTTCTAAAACTGTCTTTTTTAAATTGAAACAAACCACCTGCACTACCGTCTGAATTGTAAATATTTCTATTATTACTTTCTAATGCTGAAACAAATGATAAAAATTCATTTATATACATATTTTGCATATCATTAAATTTATAATGATTTTTAGTATATTCTAAAATTGTTTTAGTTTCTTTACCTGTTGAAAATGGAGTATGTAATACTTTTATTATTTCACTTTCTTTTTCTGCTTTTCTAAAATCTGGATCATAAACATAATTTTCACCATTATTAATATTAAAACCTTGATTACCACCAATAATATCTTTTGCTTGTGCATTTTCTAATAATTTAACTTGTTCATCATTTAATGCACTTTCAGCTAAAGTTAAATCTTCATTGTTTGAAAATTTTTCTTTTTCATAAGCAACATTAGGATAATAAGTTTCCATCCAATCATTAAAAAAACCAACTCTACCTTCACCATCATCTTTAAATAATTTATATGCTTCATCTATTTTATTAAGAATAGATGCTTGATCTTGTTCTTTTAATAAATCAAAAGTAGTATTTTTAATGTTATATTTTCCATCAGACGTTAAATTATTTTTAACTGTATTTTGAGTTTCTTCATCTGATCTTTTCATTAAAGATGTTTTTTTACCTAATGGTAATTCATTATTAGTAATTGCAGTTGTGTCATCCTGCATATCAGTATCTAATAAAGATTTGTTATTTAATGGAGTAATACCATAAGAATTATATATTTCTTTTTTAGTAAATCCTGCTCTTTCTAAAAGAGGCACTTGAGTATCAACATACGACTTAATAGTGTCGTTATCAAAACCAGCCTGTGATAATTGTAAAGCTGTAATTTTCATATTTATTCAAAGTCTGGCATTATAAACAAATCAGATACATCTAATGTTTCAACATTTTCTCCAGTAATAACACTAGGTAATCCATCTGTTCTTTTAATTAATTTTTTAGCACGTTTTAAATAAGTAATAACATCTTCACCTTCATTTCTTGGAGGCATAACAAGATTAGCATTACTTGGTGTTTTACCTATAAAATATTCAGTAGGTAAAATATAATAAGAATTATCTGTAGGTGTAATATCTTGAATACCTTTAATTTTGTTTTGTAGTTCATTTAATCTTTCTTCACTTACAGTACCTTTATAAGTTTCAATTAAATCATTTAAAATGTAATTTGGATGTCTTCTATTTACTAACATATTTTCATATGTAAATCCTTTACGTTCACCTTCAGCAAGTAATCTATACATATTGTTCATAGCATTGTATGCTTCTTGTGTCATTTTTCCACCTTCTAAAGCATTTAATAAAGCACCTGTTCTTTCTTCTGGTTTTAATGTTTGTAAACTATTTAACATTCCTAACACACCTTCATCAGCACCTATTTCTTTCATTAACATAGATGTAGCTTTTGTAGTAATATCTTTTTTGTATGCGTTTCTACTTTTTGTTAATTCACCACTTTGTTTATATAAACTCATTGCTGTTTTAGGTTCTAACAATCCTTGAGCCATTAAATCCCAAATAACTTCTCTTTCTTTTTCAGTATCCATTGCACCAGAACCAATAAGATAAGTAGTCATTGCTAATGCTTGATTACCTTCTACACTATTCCAACTATTCTTACCATTTTTCATATTATTTAAAGCGGCATTGTAAGCAGTTCTCATAGATAATTTTGTGCTTGGTTCTAAGTCTGAATTTTCTAAATCAGCCATAAAATTTTTAGCATTTTCTTGACCTTCTTTAGTACCAGTTTCTAAACCAATAATTCTATCAACAAAATCTGTTTTAGTTATTTTATCTTTTTCTTCTTTTTGTTTTGTATGTAATGAGTTTTGATTACTAAATTCATTTTGTGCTTGTTTAATTAATTCTTTTCTTAAATCATCATCAACAGTTAATTCTTTACCTTCAATATCAACCATTTTAAAATTTTTGTTTTTAAGTCTAGATGCTACATTATTCCAATCTACTTCTTGGCTACCATTAGGTGATTTAATAATTAAATCTTTTGTAGCCTGTAACATTCCGTATTTTACATTTGTCCAATTCTTAGTTGTTTCTTTTACTTCATTAAAAGTTTCTCTATCAAACAAATTAGTTTCTACATTTTTCTTTAAATGTAATTCTGTATATAATTCATATTGCGCTTCTATTTGTGATAATGAAGTAGCTTGTTCTACAGATGATTTGTATGCAGTATTTGCTTCATTAAAAGCATGACCTGCGTTTTTAAGTTTTTGATTATTAACTGCTTTAACTACATCATTTCTAGCTTCAAAAAACTTTTGATAATATAAAGGCTGATATTCTTTCCAAGTTTGCTCATCTAATCCAGCTTTAAATTCTTTTTCCCATTGTTTTGCACTATTATCATAATCTAATAACCAATTATCTGGAGTTAAGAAATCTTGTCTATTTTGTAATGAGTTTTGAAAATCAGAAGTTTTACCATACATCATAGCTGTTGATAAATCTTTATTAGTATTAATGTCTAATCTTCTTAATTTAGCATCAATAGCATTTTTTCTAGTAGCGTATTCTGTTACTTTGTTTATTGCAGTTACACCAAGATTAGCAACAGCACCACCTGTTTGAGTACCTGTAGTTAATGATCTACCACTATTAATAGTAGTACCACCTTCACTTCTATATCTTGGTATCTTCATATGTAATCCTATATTGAGCAGGGCTAAAACTATGACTTTTTACTGCACCATTCATATCAGTAGTAGTTTTAAAAGCCTTAAAGTCATCACCTGCTTTTGGTATTTTCTTTGTGTATCCTTCAAATATCATTGTATCATGTTCCCAAACTTTTACTAGATAAACCATTAACCAATACCTTTTTCTGCCGCCTTTTGATCTTGTTTATAATTTGTATATGTCATACCAGCAGATAGTAATGTTTCACCCATTTTATATTTTTGTGCAGTAAGTAATCCAGTTGTTTCTGCATCCATTGCCGCATTTCTAACAAATACTCTTTTTTCTAAAAACAACATATCATTTTCAAATTCTTCAAAATCTGCATTAGCTATAAGTAAAGGTGAACCAGAAAATTGTGCGCCACTTGCACCTATTCTTGCTCTTTGTGCAGACATTAATTTTGCTTGTTCTTTTAATTTCTTTTGTTTTTCGTACTGAAATGACAATTCATTTTCATATTTATTCCAAGCCGCATTGGCTTTAATTTGTTTCATTTGTTGTCTTTGACCCATAATGGTAACTGCTGTACTAGCCGCCATTAAAAAAGGTATTATTTGAATTGGCATATTTTACTCCTTAATCACTTGTTACTAATGTTCCTGTTATCCCCAATACCGTCATTGGTAAAGGTTGTTCTTGTTTTATAATAATTTGTCCATCTCTATCCCATCCTAAATTAATTACCCTTTTATCTCCAGTAAATTCTGAAATATTTTGGCCCATTGGTGTAGATGAGGTTCTAAATGGCAATTGATCTCCATTTATATTAATACCAACAGTTTTATGTAATCTTACTAATACTTCATTATATCTCTTTTTTCTACCTTGTGCAGTACCAGCAGATGCACCAGCTTCTACTCTCATAGTTTTTAATTGTGAAATATAACCAAGACCAATCTCTATTGATTTGTAACCTGTGTTTGCAGGTAAACTAATAGTAATTGATCCACTTGATACTGTTTGATTTGGATATACAGCATCACCAATAAGTATTTGTACACTTTCACCTTCTAAATGATCTAAACCTGTTATTGTAGAACTACTTGCATTTACTGTTGTAGATAATGCACTATCCATATTTAATTTTTTATCTAAATATTCTATGTGTTTTACAATGCTACCATTTACTTTTCTTTCAACAATAACCCATGTTTGATTTTCTAAATCTTCAGAAATAGTACAAACAGATTTAACTTTTGCTTGTCCTTCTATACTTTGAGTTCCAACACCTGCTGTTATTTGTAATACAGTTCTATCAATTGCTTGTTCATAACTATCTGCAAATTCAATGTTATTAGCATCAATTTTAATAATATAATAATATTTGTTATCTTGTAATCCACCTAATTTAGTTCCGCCACCTGCTTTGTATAAAACTTTATCACCTGTTTCAAAACCATGATTAGTTATTGTAATGTAACCATTAAAATTAGGATCAGTTGTTTTAGGTGTTACATCTGTTGCGGCATCAAAAGTTTGTTTAAATGAACCACCAATAATATGTCTATGCCAAGCAACAACATCTTCTTCTCTTTGATAAGTTAAACCTAATAAAGTACCATCTTCTCTTACGGCCCAATAAATACTTTGTGGTTCTTGTGCGTAATCAACATCAACTACTCCATTACCTGTAATGTGTTCTGCAAGTAATGTCATGTCTGGTGCTAAATATGCATCATCTTCAAATCTGTATGCTAATTCTCTAATTTTCTTTTTTTGTCTTTGTACAAACAAGACAGCGTTACCAATTTGAATAGGTTGTGTACTATAACCACCATAAGTAGTTTGTTGTGTAATTTGTACGTTGTCGGGCTGTAAAGGCTCACCAGTTGGTCTTCCTACTTTAAATTCACCACCTGCTGTACCAACAATTAAATCTCTAGCAGGTGCTAACCATCTTATTGTATTAACTTTGTTTGCGGCAATTGTATAAATAAAACTATCTGCTGGGCTACCATCACCTGCATGAAAATGCTCATAAAAACCACTTTCACTTGCCCATATAGTTTGAGGATATGCTGTGCTTCCACCAAATACTAATCTTTGTTCAAAAAATGAAACTGTTTTTGGATATCCTGTATGTTCAGACCAAGCACCTAATGCCCAATCTGTTGTAGCAGTTGCAGAACCTAAATCTTGTTTTATTTCCCATGTAACAACTGTTGGTGATGTATAACCAGTAATAACACCCCATCCATCTTTCATTTTTACTAATCTTCCAATATCATCAGTATGAAAACCTGTTTCGTTAGGAGAACATTCAAATGTAGATGCAGAAGCAGTTAATGTTCTACCTGTACCAACACCTGTATGTGATGATGTAAATGTTACACTACTTTCGTTAGCATCTAAATATGGCCCATTTTGAAATTCAACTTCTGTAAGTGTCCAAGATGTGTGGCCTGTTCTTGATAATTTTCTTGGTGTTAATGTTTCATGTACAATGTACATAACATCTGCTGATTGTGTAAATTGTATTTCATACAACATACTTTCTGTAAATGGAGTTGCTATTTCATAAGCTGATCCACCAGAAGTTATTTGTCCATTGTCTTTATAAAATCTAATATATTGATCTCCAAATTCTAATACATAAGATTGTTCTATATTAAATTCAAAAGGTATAAGTCTAGTTACTTTAGAACTATCTTTTACTTCTTTTACAAATCTTGTACCATATCTTCTTGATGCGCCGCCTTGTGGAAATACTGTCATGTTTTCCATAATCTCAACACCATTATTATATTTTTTAAAATCAACTTGACCAGCAAGTTTAGGTGTTAATTCACCAGCAGTAAAATTAGTTTGAAAAGGATGTACTCTAGCCATTATCTTCGGAAAGTTGTAAATGTGTCAGAAACAAGATCATCAATAAATCCTTCTTGTCCATCAACACTACGGGCTTCCGAAAGTTTATATTCATAGAGTTTCTGCATTTGGGTTTGTAATTGAACAGAATTTGTAACTGGATATGCTAAATCTGTTGCCAATTTTGCAGTTAATGTATCAACAAACATACTGTCAAATAAAGTAGGATTAGTAATTCTAGCAACATACATAATGTTTGCCGTGCCTTCATCTGTTAATAATACTCTACCGTGAGTAGCTACGTTTTCTACTTTAAAAATAAAATGTGGTTCTTCCATGCTTAATACTCTTAAACAATCTGAAGGTAATGAAAATTGATTAGCATAACCATAAGCGGGTGCTGTTGCTAATTTTGCTAATGATGCTCTTGTTGCCGCAAAGTTCCAAGTGTGTAATCTTAAAACTGCATCTCTTGCATCTGGGTAAAATGAATTACAAAGTCTGGCTCTTTCAGTATCATCTGTAAGTGATGTAATAGGATCATCTCCTAATCTTCTTAATGCATTTGAACAAATTGAAACTTCTGTAGCCATAATATCCTTTTAATATATTAAAGGGCCATATATTGCAATGGCCCTCTAAAGGTAAGTTGAAATTGTAAGTATATTATACGTTACAAGCGATTTCTACAACTTTTTCGTCTTCAACTCTAGTAGCACCAATCGTCATAGATAGGAATACTTGAGTTGCGTAGTTCTTGTCATCTCTTTCAGATATTCTTGTTTGGATATCTCTACCTAAAGCAAGACCAATAGCTGATTGAGTGAAAGCTAAAGCAAGGTTATCACCAGAACCATCTTGAGCAATTCTTTCAGTTCTAATAAACTTGAAGCCCATAAAAGTATCTACTTGACCTGCAACAAGTGCTTTAACACTATTGTAGTCAGCAGAAGTGATTTTTTCTTCACCTAGTAAAGCTGTGATCTCTTTAGCTGAACAAATTAAATATTTTTGTTCATCTGGATCAACGTCAGATGCATCTAGGATTTCTTTAGCAGAAATAAGTTTATCTACTGATAAAGATGAAGTTCCTACAGCGATTTGTTGTGACGAAGGTAATGCGATAGTAGTAGCACCAGCTACACCACCAAATGCATTTCCAGAAGCCGCCGCAATAATAGCGTCATCCATTGCTCTACCCATAGCGTAAGCACCAGCTTTCGCATATTCAGATTGAGGTGAAATCAACATTCTTACTTTGTCCTCTTGGTCAATTAAATCAGCCCAATCGTAGTCAGCTAATGTAACTTTTCTTCTAGAGTGAGGAGTATCAATCTGAGGAGTGTTAGAATGTCTTGTTGTTCTTACTTGTGCCGCAGTAGCGCCAATTCTTTCAAAGTAGTGAGATGTACCTGTTACTGTTTCAGATTTCACCGCACCTCTTAATCTAGAACCTTTTTGTTGCGCTAGATGAAACACATTACTTTTGTATTGTTCTACAAAAGCTGTTGTTATTTGTGTACTCATGTTTTTAGTCCTTATTTAAAAGTTAAGAATAGGGGGTATAATACAAATGCATTAAACCATATTCCAATCAATCGGTCTTTATCCTTACGGGAAACCTTATTGTAATAACGATACAATCAGCACGGTTTTATAGTCCACATGACTTGGAAGTTTGTTGTCCTTACGGGCAAACTTTCTGTTGTAATAATATCACACTTGTGACTTATTTACCATACACTTTTTCATGTAATTGACGCATTTTTTCTACAGCAATTTCATGGTTTGGATGTGATGGATCAAAATAAGCATGACTTGTATCAGCCATGATATTATTAATTTCTTCTTTAGCATCTAATGGAGATGTAGCTAATCTATTATTAGTAGTATTTTGAGCCATATCTTCTGTTACTTCTTTACCAATAGTTGCTAAAAATTTTAACACAGAAGGATTATTACCAGCAGGTGTTTGAGTTAAAAGATTTCTTAAATCTTCATCACCGTAAACACTTAATGCTCTATCTGCGGCTCTAACATTTTTATCATAGTCATAACCCCATTCTTTTTTAAGCACTTCTTCTGTTTGTGATTTTTGTTGCATCATTAATCCATCTTGATTGTTTAAAGTATTTTTAGTTGCATCAACTTGATATTGCATTAATGCATTTACTTGATCGTTGTTTAAACCAATTTTATGTGCAACATTTTTAAATTGCTCAACATCTTCTTTTTTAAAATATTCAGCCATTTCATTTGGTACACTAACTTCATATTTACTAGGGTCTTCTGGTCTTCCTAGTTTATTATAAAGTTCTGCTTTTTCTTCATCTGTTTTAGGAATAGGTACTCTACTACCTAAAACTTTTTGTTGATGTATTACTGTTTTAGCAAGACCTTCAACATCTTTAAAGTTAGCAAGTGTTGGATCATTTTTAATTTCTTCAGATAGTGATGCCTTCCAATCGTTTTGATTATCACTTTCTGATCCAAGAACTGTATTAGCTGTTTCTTGTATTTGGTCAGCTATAACTGTTTCTGGATTGTCAGTTGTGGTCGTTTGTTGTTCATCAGACATTTTTATCCTCCTTTAATAGATTTATTATTCTGATTAATACCGATCTTTGTCCTTCACGGTATGATGTTTCATGGGGATCATTTTTTATAAATGAACTCCTATGATAATAAGCAGACGTTAAATCTGCTAATACTTTTTCACCTTCTTTAGATGAAAATGTAATTTTGTATTGTTGTTTTAATTGTTTGAGATCATTGTCTTGATCTTTTGCCATATTATCCCGTCATATCGGCCATACCCATATCATCTACCATATCAGACATTGCTGATTGTACATTAGGGTCAGCTAATTTTTTAGTTGCGTCAGCTTGTGTGTTCATAGCTTGTGCTTGTGCTTGTGCTTGTTGTGCCATTGCCGCTTGTTGTTGTGCTTCTGCTTGTGCGGCTCTCATTTCTTCAACTTGTTCAGTACCTCTTAAAACAGTTTTTGGTACACCTAATAATTTTGCTCTCATTCTAATTGCGTTATCGTGATCTATGTTATCCATAATTGCAGGATCAACTTGCGCAATGTTCATAGCTAATTGATATAATCTTTCAATTGCAACTGCTTCTTCCATTCTTTGTGATCTAGCTAATGGCCCAACATATTCTACATCAATTGTAGTATCTCTAATTACATCTGGTGCTGTCATTAAAGCACCTGCTCTAAACATAATTCCAAATACTCTTTCAATTAATGGATTTAAAAATTCTGATTGGAAACGACCTAATGTTGGCCCTAATAATCTTTGCATCAATTCATATCTAACTTGAACTTCTGTTGCTGTCATTTGTGGGCCTTCTTGTAATTGTAATTGGTCTGAATAAAATGCTTGTCTAATTGCAGTTCTTAATTGGTTTTCTTTCATGTCAGTTATTTGCCAGTTAGAACCAATTTGTAATGGTTTAACAGCGCCATCATTTCTAATAACTGTAATACCAGCAGGTGTCATTCTAACTCTACCAATTACACCGTCATCTTGAACAAGTAATGGTGGGTCAATTGCTTTAGCCCATGCTTTTAATCCAATCTCAACTGCTTTGTTTAAAGTTTTAATATCTGGTAACGCATTATAACTTGGTGATCTTCCAAAAATTTCACCAGTTGCTTTAGACCATCTAGGTACTAAATATGGAAACTCATTATAACCACCTGTTCTAACAACCATTTTATCTTCTTCACAAACGTGACAAGAATGGAATGGAAGTTTAGTTGCAGTTTTACCAATTGCTCTTTCGTAATCTGCTGTTGGTTCTACTGCATGAATAAATGTAAAATTTTTTTCTGGTTTTTCTCTAGCCGCTTTTAAAACTTTTTCACCTAAATTATCTTCACCAAATTCTTGAACAGCTTGTCTAGCTGTTAATTTATATTTTCTGTAAAGTGTATCAACTTTACCATTTATATTTTCTTGAATATAATATTCTGCAATGTGTAAACAATTAAAATGAATACCATCTGTATCAAAACCATTTTTACCTTCTTCAACAAAAATTGCACCAGTACCTATTGAGCAAAGGTCAAGATATAATTCATGTACTTCAGTATTAAAATTTGTTTCGTTAAAAGTATCGTACATTCTTTTTGCAGTATCTTCTAACCACAAAGCAACTTCTCTATTTTGATTTAATACTTCATCTCTTAATTTAATTGAAAACCATGCTAGTGATGGAGATGTAAGTGTTCCTTGCAATGAAGCGGCTAATAAATTGTTAGCAGTTATTGCTGTACTGTCATACAATACTTCAGTTCTTTTTTCACCTTTAGTTCTTAAAGTAATAACGTCTGCTTTTCTTGGCATAACATAATCTAAAATTTCTTGCCAATGAGTTTCCCATGTGCCTCTACTTTCTTCCATAGAGCCAAGACGTTTTTTAATATATTCGTAAGATGCCATTATTTAATTCCGCCACCTAATACTGTTTTGTCTGTAGTAGCTTCTTCTTCCACACCTTGTCCAGATGTAAGGATAGTTCCATACATTCCTTTTTTCTTTGAGCCTAACATTTTTTCTTTTTCTGCCGCTAGTTTTGCTTCTGCTTCAGCAGTTTTATCAATTACTTCTGGTTCTACTTGTGGCGGCATTTGAGGTGCTGATTTCATTCCCATAAAATTATATCCATTTACATTCTTGTTTTAACATACCGTAAATTGCGGCATCTACAAATTTATCACCAATTTTCATGGTTTGTCTGCATACACCTTCTTTAACAAATCCAACGCCTTTTAACAAGCGTTCATTTCTTTTGTATCCGTTACGACACAAAGCCGTTATTCTACTACATTTTAATTGAATAAAACAGTATAAAAATACCATTTTTAAAAATCTTCTTTGACATACTTTAGGGCTATCTAATGCTACATGAATAAAAATATTGTGACCATCATAATCTGAAAATAATACTCCTCCAAGAATATTATCTTTACCAGACACATCTCTTTCAACAAAACCTATAAATGAATATTTATTTTCTAAATCTGTATTAATGTGTGCTTTTGGTGCAACAAAATCAAATATTGGCTTTCGCCATTCTTCTTCTACAACTGCTACAATCACTATGCTTTTATACCGCCACCTAAAACAGTTTTAGAAATATTTGCTTCTGTTTCATCACCTATTGGAGTTGTTAAAATAGTTCTTTGACTACCACCGTAACCTATGCCTAATGCTGATCTTTTTTTCTTTTTCATTTCTTCTTCTTGTTCTATAGGTGTTTGAACTGGAGTTTGAACTGGTTGTTGTTGAACTTGCTGTTGATTTCCACCATCTCCTTTTAATATTGTTCTTCCCATTGCATCTAAATTTCCTTGCCCTCTACCAGTTATATATCTTTGATAATCTTCAAAAGTATCTTTGTATCCACCTTTACCAGCAACATTTTTTAAATAATAATCTCTATTAACTTCAAAACTTTTTTGTCTTAAATCTTGAGCCGCATTTAAACCTAAATTTAAAAGAAAAAAAGGTGTATCAGCTTTTGGTACTTGATAATTTTGTAATTTAGATTGACCAGTTGCTAATGCTACTTTTTCTGCACTTGATTTTATTTGACTAGAACTTGCTACACTTGTTGTTGATGATCCGCTACTTGTATGTGGATTGGGTCTGCTTGTAGTTTTTGATGGCGAAGATTTTTTAGATGATGTGGTTTTTGCACCAGAGTAACCAGATGAAAATGGTGAACTTGATGAATATGATTTTCCTACCATGTTATTTCCTAACTAAATATATTAAACTCATAATCAGATTGTACTTGTAAACGATCATAAGATTTTGTTCTAGCTTTTCTTAACGACATAACTGCATATCTCATTGCTGAAATGACATCATCATTAGCTGGTACGATCTTACCATCTTTTCTATGATACATTCGTAATTCTTCTAACAGTTTACCTTGATTTTTAAAAATTTTCAACCTCTGTGTCTTAAACCTAGTATATATTTCTTGAACACCAGCTTCTACAGAGTTACCTCCAGAATTTTCTTTTTGTCCATTAGCAGGTGGATTACTAAAATGTTCTCTAGTCATATTAACACCTTCTTCACGATATTGTTGTGTTAAACTTTTACCAGACCCTTTATCAGCTTGTCTTCCATCCATAGGCCATACTACAGGTATATATCTGCCACGCATTTTAATTGCAGATGCATGAATAGGTACTGCTTCTTGCCTCATAGCATAACTATCATAAACATAAGCTGTATCTGTATCTCTATCCCAAGCAACCCATACTGCGGCTGTTGGGTGATCCCATCCAAAATCTAGCCCACAAATTTTTGGCCAATGATCTGGTATTTGTATTTCATCACATACAACATCTTCTTCTGCTACAGGAAATACTAATCCAGAACCTAATTGTGGTATTCCACGTTCACGCATTTTTCTTTCATGGGGTGGTAATGCTTCTAAAATTTGATCTCTAACTTCTTGTGTCATGTGTGGTGCATCATCCCATCCTGCTGTAATTAATGCTTGTCCTTTACGTAAATTATTTAAAAATTGTGCAACTGTTTCTGTCATACCGCTTTCTGGTGTAAACGTCATATAAACAATACCACCTTTATCGGCTGTACGGGTTAGTGATTGCGTATATATTGGAGTTGGTGGTTCTTCATCAAGCCAGATCACATCAACACTTTCACCCATCCATTTTTCTTTACCCATATCATAAGATTTAAAACCAATTCTAGAATTACCCCCAGAAATATGTTTAACAATTACGGAGTTTAATGCATTAGGTACACCCGCTTTTCTAATAGTATCTACAATTTTGTTTAATGGTATTGAACCAGTACCTTTTGCGGCAGGATCGTCTGGTTGGCCGATAAGTTCTTTTTGGCAAACATCCCTAGTGGTTTCATTTGAAACTCCCCCAGCCCAAGCACGTATTGGTCTATTAAATCGTTTACCTTCCCACCATGTTGGGTAGTTACCCGTCACATGATACGCCATTTCCATAGCCCCACAAAATGACTTACCGACCCTATTACCAGCCATAAGCAATCGTTGTTGTGCAACTGTCTTATGAAACTTTAATTGGTATTCGTAAGGCGCATAATCTTTCATACGATTAGTTGCTTTACGTTTTTCCAATTCTTTAGCAATCTCTACTGCTCTTGCTAATGCGTCATCATTCATTTTTCAATATATATTTTCTACGTAATTTTCTAGGCGTTGTTAATGCAAATAATTCTTTTTCAGTTCGTTCTAGTTTACTATCAAAACCATAGTGTACTTTAGCAGTATTTTTAAACCTATCAACAAGAACATACCTATACACATAATTACCCTTTTTAAAATGCAATATTGTTTGTAAATCCTTAATAGGTTTAACCATAAGCACTAATAGTTTAAATTTTTTATATATGCAACCTATTAACTTAGGTTAATACTAAATATACCCCATGAGTTTGCGGAGGTATCCATTATATTATGACACAAATGGCACTTTGGGGGGTGGGGGGTCAAATCACGGGCCTTGCTCACCATGTTTATCCCGTGTCTGTGTGTGTGTATGTAGAAGAAAGAGAACAAAGGAAGGGTGATTAATAGCCAGACCGCATCACATGAGCCAAAGCTGTGGAAGGTGCGTGTGTGTGTGTGGACAT